CTAAAAAATGGCTCCGGAGGTCATGTCCGAAAAACAATTGTACTTTTTGTGGGGGTTTAAACTATTTGGAATAGTTTGGAGTGAATTGTGAATACAGAAGACGTCGGGAAGCGTAAGTTAATCCCTCGTCCGCCGCCCGTGGTGAATCCCACCGACTTCATAGTGATCATGTTCGCTGTGCTTGTCGTAACGGTGTTCTTTGTCATCACACTTACGGGAATCTTTCTCGCATTGTTTACTGACAAGAATGTGAGTGGATTGTTCACAGTTCTATCCGACACAATGACGTCGATTACTGCTGCAATAGCGGGGTATATGGCAGGTCGTGGAGTAAATAGAATGGAAAAACCATGACACCAACACAAGGCATTGCAACGATCGGCGTGATCACAGCTATTACTACCCTTGGAATTGTGAATGGTTTGGTCGCTTCTGCCAGTAACAAAACAACACACACCAAAGAAGTTCCCGTTCAGATTCCTGGCCCTACAGGAGAGCAAGGACCACAAGGACCTCAGGGCATACAAGGAGAGAAAGGTTCTACTGGTGATAAAGGTTCAACAGGAAGTCCTGGTAATCAAGGATCTTCGGGACCAGCGGGACCGAGAGGGCTGCAAGGTACTCCAGGGTCTTCTGGAGTATCAGGACCGCAAGGGCCGCAGGGTCCTAAAGGACCTTCAGGATCAGTCGGACCACCAGGACCTCAAGGTAAACAAGGCATCCAAGGAATAACTGGATCTCCTGGACCTGTTTGTCCTCCTGGTTTTCTACCCGAAACAATTGGTGTTCACCAACGTGTGCCAGTTGATCAAAACGCTTTTGTAAATGTTTGTGTGCAACAACCGTAGGAAGGCATCCCATGACTGATAATTGGCAGACCACAGTTCTGCTAATCGAAGTAGGTGTCCTATCAGTTGTAAGCCTACTTACTTGGATTGGTGTTCGAAGGTAGTGTCTGTGTATTAGAATGTATCTAAAGTAATACCGTTCCACCGAGGACGACGCCCCCGTTCGTTTAGCGGGGAGGACTTATACCCTAGAGAAGGTTTCGATGTCTTGCTGTTACGACGATCACTCACAGTGGCTAGCCTGCTTGGCCTGTCTCTGACCGGATGTAGCAACCATAGTTCAAATGATTCGAATAGGAGGGTAGAAGTAACCCCCGTAGAGCCCATAGTGGTGGAGACGACATGCGTAGTTCCTTGCGACGACCATAACGATGCCCTCGCACACGTCGTTTTGTGGGAAGCGACAATCCGTTGGAACAACACGGTTCTGTGGAACACAGTCGTCGCCAGGAATGTGGAGGCGGCCAAGCAACCGGTAAGAGTAGATCAGGGGGTCAAGCAGCGTCCTGCTACCGCCGCCTCTGCACCATCAAAAGGGCTCGAAAATGTAATTTCCTGCATCAAGGAGCATGAATCAGGTGATTATATGGAATCCTCGCATATCGAAACGGGTTCTGGTGCGCATCAAATTATTCCCTCTACTTGGAGAACGTGGTCTGTCCGTGCTGGATTTCATAATAATCGAGGACAACCGACGTATGCGTACACATTTCAGGCTCCTCCCTCAGTACAGGACGCCGTTGTTATCTACATGCTCACAAATGGCGGGGCTGGTAATTGGTCGCCTCGTTATGGTAACGATCCATGTACAGTAGGGATGGGTGGATGAATAAGAGAGGAAGATATGGCTGACAAAGTTGTGTTGTCAGGACCTTTGAAAGTTGATCTTGCTGTATATCGAGGAGATTCTGGACAATTCAAGATTACGGTAAGTGATAGTTTAGGAGCTCCCGCTGATGTCTCAACGGCAACGTGGGTTGGTGAAATTCGTGATAAAACTGATGACACAATTGTAGTTACCACGTTTGATATTACACCAACGCCAGGAGATATAGCAAGTGTAGACGTTAAATTAATCCCAACTAAGTCAGAATTGCTTACTTCCAGTTGTGTTTATGATATTCAAATGACACTTTCTGGAATTGTAACCACATTAGTTAATGGTGCAATTACAGTAACGGCCGACGTATCAAGACCATGACGGTCGTAATTAGTGCGCTAAATCCACCGCTTATCAGTGTAACTGTTACATCATTTGGAGTTATTGGTGTCGTTATACCTCAACCAATATCTGTAAATGTGGTTGGACCTAGCAGTCCAGTCATAGGTGTTACAGTTCCTGATAAACCGTCGGTAACAGTTGTTGGGATTGCGGGTCCTCAGGGTCCACCAGGTCCTCAGGGACCGATAGGTCCATCAGGAGGAGAACAAGGTCCAATAGGTCCTACAGGCCCTCAAGGAGATCCTGGTCCTACAGGTGCCACAGGGGCTGATGGCCCAAAAGGTGATACGGGCGATGTCGGTGCGACAGGCGCCCAAGGTCCTCAGGGTATTCCAGGTACGACAGGAGCTCCAGGAGCTACAGGTCCACAAGGTCCGAAGGGAGATACAGGCGATGCGTCGACAGTCCCAGGCCCACCAGGTGCGACAGGCGCCGACGGTTTGCAAGGTGATCCTGGGCCCCCAGGGCCCGCATCGACGGTCCCGGGCCCACAAGGACCTCCAGGAGCTCAAGGCCCGGCTGGTCCAGACGGTCCAGCAGGCCCAACGGGTGCGGACTCAACCGTCCCAGGACCTCCAGGAGCAACAGGCCCCGAAGGACCAGTAGGTCCTACAGGTCCTACAGGTTTAACGGGTTCTCCTGGGGCTGATTCAACTGTTCCAGGTCCACCAGGAGCGACAGGTGCTGATGGTCCACCGGGTCCAACTGGTGCGACAGGTCCACAAGGAGTCAAAGGTGATACGGGTACGACCGGAAGTCAAGGTCCTCCCGGAACAGCAGGTGCGACGGGAGCGCAAGGTCCTAAGGGCGATCCGGGCACGCCTGGTACAGCTGGTGCAACTGGTGCGCAAGGTCCTAAGGGTGATACAGGAGCCACGGGTTCACAGGGACCGATAGGTAATACCGGTGCCCAAGGCCAACAAGGCATTCAAGGAATTCAAGGTCCGCAAGGACCACAAGGTCCCGCTGGAGCAGCGGGAAGTGACTGGGATTTTAATGTAGAATTAAGTCCTAGTCAAACAATTCCTACGACATTCACTAATCTCACTGGATTTGCTTTTCCAATTGGCAATAACAAACGATATGAGTTTGAAATTTTAATCGTCGCAACTGTAGATGCCACAACAACAGGTCTTGCGTTTTCGTTTGGAGCATCAGCACCGGTAACGTGGTTGAACTGTCTTATCATAGGAACTGATGCGGCACGTACTGTAATGCAAGAAACTATGAATGCGGTTGGGCAAGCTAGTGGGAGTTATTTAAAACAAGCAAGTATACGTGGCACAGTTTTAATCAAAGGGCAATGTGTAGGCGCTTCAACTGGAACCGGAAACTTAATACTACAAGCCGCAAAGACAACGTCAGGTACCGCCAGCATTCTTACCGGATCAAATTTCAGAGTAAGAGAGGTACAATTCTGATGAGTAACGAAGTGATCGTTCACAAGGGTAGGACGATGGTGCTTGTCGTTAAGATGGGTATGAATGTAACTGGAGATACTTTTACCAGTGAGATTCGAGCTGAACCAGATCAGGGATCGCCTCTTCTTGCTACGTGGGTTGTCAGTGTTACTGACGCAGTCAATGGTCAACTACGCTTGGTATTAGATGATCTTGTAACAAAACAAATCAAAGCTACTAGTGGTTACATGGATTTGAAGCGAATGTCCGGAGGCGAACCGATTGCTGTGTTCGATCGTCCACTAGAGGTTAGTTTTAGGGGGACGGTGACTGCATGAGTGATGAGATTAACGTCATTTCCCGAACGCAAGTGATTATCGTTGAACCTATATCTGGATCTGTTGCAGTTCTTAACGAAGGTCCTATGGGACCGACAGGTGTCACAGGTCCAGCAGGTCCACAAGGACCTAAAGGTGATCCAGGAGCTGGTGGAGCGATTGCTCCGTATGGTCTCATTGCTTATGCACGTAGTAATGCAAATTCATCACCAGTTTCAACAGCGATTGAGACAGATGTACCAGGATTAGCCGTAACATGGACAGCAGTTGCTGGTCGACGATACCGTACGACAGTTAGAGCATCATATTCATCTACTGCAGCTAGTGATGTAATTCTCACAAAGCTTACAAATGAAGTAAATACACAAATTTCGATGCAACGTATATTTTATCCCATAGCTAATGGTGGTACATATACTGCTTGTTATGTTGTAAACGAAAGTCCTCCAGCTGGTGTAGTGAATCGTAAAGTACGATTTCTTAGAGAATCGGGTACTGGAACAGTTACATGTATAGGAGGTTTGTGGAACGAACTTATGGTTGAAGACATGGGACCAGATCCAGCCTTGATTTGAAAGGACAACAAAATAATGACACCTACCGAGCCAGAAACGACAGAAGAAACCACCGAAGAAGAAACTACTGAAGAAGAAAGCACTGAAGAGGAAACAGAAGCGCAACCGGTCTAACGCAACTGCTTGAACGAAAGGAGGGACCAATGGCTTCTAAGGGTAAAGATAACCCACGTCCTCGTCGCCTCCCAGCCAGGACTGATGAAGGCCGAGAGAACCAATTGGTCTCCCTTGCAATTGATTTGGCTGAAGAACAGTTGTCAAAGGGAACTGCATCATCTCAAGTGATTACACACTATCTAAAACTGGGTTCTACTAGGGAAAGATTGGAACAAGAACGTCTTCAGCGAGAGAATCAGCTTCTTGTTTCAAAAGTAGAGATGATGGAGTCGGCAAAGAGGATTGAAGAGCTATATTCCGAAGCTCTAAATGCAATGCGTAATTATGCAGGGCAACATACGGGCGAACTCGATGACGAAAGTTAGATCACACGCAGAGCTTATAAAATTTCTATATTTCGAGGAAAGATTCGAGTATTTGAAGTTAGATGGGGAGGTTGGACGCTCTACATTCGGGTTTGATCGCTATATTAACCAGAAATTCTACCGATCTTATGAGTGGAGACGGGTTCGTCAATGGGTTATTCTTAGGGATAACGGTTGTGATTTGGGCGTTCCGGGATACGAAATAAACGGAGGTTTGCTCATTCATCACATGAATCCGATGGTTGCGGATAACATTATTCATGGAGAAGAATGGATATTAGACCCTGAATATTTGATAACCACCACTCAAAATACACACAATGCGATACATTTTGGTGATGCAAGGTTGCTTCCTAGTGTCGTAATCGAACGTACGCCAAATGATCAGAAACTTTGGTAGTAAGGAGATATGCCATGGAAGAAAGCATTCTAAAGAGTACGAAGAAGATTCTTGGTCTGGACGAGGCTTACACTGCTTTTGATCATGATGTTATTACCCATATTAACGCTGCTTTCTCCATTCTCGATCAACTAGGTGTGGGGCCAGAAGGGGGCTTTGCGATCGAAGATGATCTTACGGAATGGAATGAATACGATGTTCCGTCGAATCAACTTCAACTCGTAAAGACTTATGTGTATTTGAAAGTTCGTATTCTATTTGACCCGCCGGGAACTTCTTTTCTGGTCAATGCGGCAAACGATCAGATCAAAGAATACGAATGGAGACTCAACATTTTCCGAGAGGTCGCACTTCCGGAAGAGGAGGCCTCGTGAGCAAGGAAACATCGGAGGTTGTCGACAACATTCTCGAACACTATGGTGTTAGGGGAATGAAATGGGGCGTTCGTACTAGAGGACAAGTTACTGTAGGTAATAAGGTAAAGGGAAAGTTTGATAAAACAGTTACATCACATCCCGAAGCAAAAGAATTTTCAACACTTCGAAAGAAGAAGTCTCACGAACTTAGTAATGAAGAGTTGAAGAAAGTAACTCAGCGAGGGGAACTTCTAACCAAATTTCATAGAATGAATCCGAGTAATGTTACTAAGGGAAAAGCTGCTGTTGCTTCAATCCTTGCTTTGGGTGGTACGGCAACGAGTCTTATCGCTCTCTACAATGGTCCCGTTGGACAGCATCTTAGAGGTATAGGTAAAACTGTAGTATCCAAGCAATTGGATAAGAAGATAAAGAGTGGTGGATCGTTTATGTAAGGAGGGCAGTCGATTGGGTTTATCAAACACTGCTACTCCAATTTATTATGAGCAATTTCGATCGGCTGTTCTTGCAGGACACATTCCAGTTAATCGAGAAATTTCTGCGGAGATGAATCGTATAGATGATTTGATTGCTAACCCAAACATCTATTACGATGACGAAGCAGTGAATGGTTTTGTTCAGTATTGTGAATGGGAACTCACACTTACTGACGGTAGTGACTTGCATCTTTTAGATACGTTCAAACTTTGGGCAGAGCAAATTTTCGGCTGGTACTATTTCGTCGAACGAAGCGTGTATGAGTTGAATCCCGATGGGTATGGTGGCCATTACGTAAAGAAGCTGATCAAGAAACGACTGACCACGAAGCAATACCTGATCGTAGCCAGAGGTGCCGCAAAGTCAATGTACGGAGCTTGCATTCAAGCGTTCTTCTTAAACGTAGATACCTCAACTACTCATCAAGTCACAACGGCTCCTACCATGAAACAAGCCGAAGAGGTAATGTCTCCGTTCAGAACGGCTATTACTAGAGCAAGAGGGCCGCTATTCAAGTTCCTAACAGAAGGTTCTCTGCAGAACACTACTGGTTCACGAGCTCAAAGAGTAAAGTTAGCTTCTACTAAGAAAGGTATTGAGAACTTTCTTACAGGATCTCTGTTAGAGATTCGTCCTATGACAATCAATAAGCTCCAAGGGCTTAGACCAAAGGTCTCTACGATTGATGAATGGTTGTCTGGAGACATCAGAGAAGACGTGGTTGGTGCAATTGAACAAGGTGCCTCGAAGATGGAGGACTATTTGATCGTTGCTATCAGCTCAGAAGGAACTGTTAGGAACGGCTCTGGCGACACCGTCAAAATGGAACTCGCCAGCATACTTCGAGGTGAGTATATGGCGCCTCACATTTCGATTTGGCATTACAAGTTAGACGAAATTGAAGAAGTTGCCGATCCATCTACTTGGTTGAAGGCAAATCCAAATCTCGGTAAGACTATTACGTACGATACTTATCATTTAGATGTTGAAAGAGCTGAAAAAGCTCCCGCAACAAGAAACGACATTCTTGCAAAGCGGTTTGGTATCCCTATGGAGGGATACACCTATTTCTTCACCTACGAAGAGACTCTCACGCACAGGCTAAGAGAATTTTGGGGAATGCCTTGCGCACTTGGTGCAGACTTGTCGCAGGGCGATGACTTCTGTGCGTTCACTTTCATGTTTCCATTGCATGATTTCATGTTCGGAGTCAAGACTAGAAGCTACATCACGTCATTGACTCTTATGAAGCTTCCGGGTGCCATGCGAATGAAGTACGAAGACTTTATTCGTGAAGGTAGCTTACATGTTTTGGACGGAACAGTCTTAGACATGACGGAAGTGTATGACGATCTTGACGAATTCATTCGAACGAGTGAGTATGATGTTCGTTGTCTTGGATTTGACCCATACAACGCAAAAGAATTCGTTACTAGATGGGAAATCGAAAACGGTTCCTTTGGAATCGAGAAAGTAATCCAAGGTTCTAGAACAGAATCGGTTCCTCTCGGTGAATTGAAGATTTTGGCCGAAGAACGTAAGCTGATTTTCGACCAAGACTTGATGTCTTTTGCTATGGGTAACGCAGTTACTTTAGAAGACACCAATGGCAACAGAAAGCTTTTAAAGAAACGTGCTGAAGAGAAAATCGACAACGTCTCGGCTATGATGGATGCGTATGTCGCTTACAAGGCTAACAAGGAGGCCTTCGAGTGACAATCTCAACGATTTGGGAGGTGATTCATGCCACAATTTTTAGATCCACTAAGAAGAGCTTGGAACGCCTTCCGTAATAAGGACCAAAACCCTCAAGAATTTGAATATTCTACAAGTTCGAATTTTGGAATTTCTCCATCTAGAAATAGACTGTTTGTTTACAACGAACGTTCGATTGTTTCGGCTATTTATACAAGATTGAGCATTGATGTATCAGACGTTATATTGAAACATGTAAAATTAGACGATCAAGGGCGCTATCAAAGCGATATGAAAAGTTCTTTGAATAGTTGTCTTACGTTGGAACCTAATCTTGATCAAAATCCAAGAGCTTTCCGACAAGATATCG